ATTAAAAAAAGAACTAGAAGAAAAATATTTTAGGAGTTTATCTCATGGGATATGAATTATTAGATACTGCTAGAGAAGATATGCAAAATGAACTAGCGGACATGACTGTCAATGATTTTACTAACCTAATAGAAAAACATAACTTAGGTATAACTAATCTTGATGCTATGTTTTATGAGTTGTTAGAAATATTAGTTAAAGAAAGGTCTAAATAATGAGTAAAGATAGCGTAGATGAACTGAAGAAGCTTAATCCATATCTATATAATAGCCTAAAGAAAATGGGAATGGTTGATGAAGACTATCCCTTTGTAAAAAAAATGGTGATAGAAGATATTAATGTGAAAGAGTTGACATATAAAGAAGATAAAGATAGTATTAAAAACAGTTAGAGGTTGTAATCTAACTTTCTTTTTAACATTACTCTCCTTAACCCTCATCGCTTCTGGCGGTGGGGGTTTTTTTATGACCCCTTACCAGAAACTAAAGAGCAATTACACTCTCTTACTTTTATTATTTGGTACAGTATTACCTGCCCATATTGGATTACGCATAGGATTACCTCTACTTAAACATTAGTGTTGTTGGTTTATCTTTTCTATTCTTAATTTCATAATTTGCCCACGACCTATCAATGGGTCTATATTCTTGCTCAACAAATTGTCTGATATTATCAGTACACAATTTATCATTACTAAACATATTAAGAAAAAAAGAAATAGACTTCTTGGTGTTTGAAAAAACATTCATGACTACCCTCCCTTTATTATATTTAAGTATAGGGTCTACTAGCCAATGTGACCATTGCTATAAACGCAAGGCTGTCATACTTTACATACAAATCTATCGGGGGTATAGTGTATGAATACTAGGAGAAAGAAACAATGACACACTTAAAGAAATATATTAGTTCATTGTCTGGTAAAAAAAAGACATGGTATCATTGTGGATGCTATGTTGAAAACAAGGATAAAGAAAAGATATATCTTAAATCTAATATAGACTACAATCAGACACACCTTAAACATAAGGGCAGATGTCTGTATAGAATAACAGAAGCCTAACTATCGGCGATATAAAAAGGAGATGCCTATGCAAGATGACGAAGTTGTAAGCCAACAGATACTAGCACTTAATAATAAAGCTATGGAAGAACTCAATAACCTACTAAAGGAAATGAATGATGCTTCAGCTAATAAGGATGAAGCTAGATTTAGAAAAGCCTATGATATACTAAAAGCTTATATTATGTTCAAGATGGATGATAAGGAAGCTAACTAGGCTAGGGGTAGTACCCCCCCGAGAGACATTATGTGTATAACATGGATATAATATTATGTAAAGCGTGTGGTTACTTGACATAGTGTCACACCTAATATACTATAAGATTAGATAATAAAAGATGTTCTTATTGTCTAAAGACTATCGCCGATACACTATGTATTGGTACGACTACTCCCTGACTTCTAAGGCATTTGAAGTTGGGTGGAACATACTTAACTTGCCCTCTAGGAGTGGCGATAAGGTAAGAGTATATCGGCGATAGAATATTTGTGGTGAGTGAGTGTGTTTAGAACTTCCGAGTTTCTATTGTAATTTCACTCCAAAGGTTTTTGTAGTAGGGCTAAAAAGCTATTAGCTATGTCAAATTAAAAGCCCTTCACCGCAGATAATAATTTAAGTAAAGTACCTATCGCCTTCGGGCATACACACGATAGGTACTTTACTTAAATACTAGAGGTGCTTGGAGGTGTAAGCCATTTCGTTCTTAGGGTTCGTACCTATCGAGCTATGCCTAGTATTTGGAAACGCAACGCTAAGAACATTAAGACGGCTTGGGTAGTGCCGAAGGGAGATATCCCAAACTACCCTCGATATACTTAAATGAAAGGTAAGTACAATGCTAAATATAGTAACAACAACTACAAGGAGGACTGATATGGTGGTGGGATATACGATAACTTCAAAGAACTTGAAAAAGAATGATATAGTAATTACAAAACCGAGAGGTGTCTCTTCTGTTTTGCCTAACTGTAAGATAAAAATTATAGATGGGTATAAGACTAGAAATATACGATTGTGTGATGTGCCTAATATGTATAATGAAAGCGATAGAGACTACGGCTCTGTCTTAGTATCCGATATGTACGCTGTTAAGCGTGATAATGTTTGGATACCTATATACCATGATAATAAATAGAACTAAGTATAAAGCGAATGTCTTCGGGGTGAGAGATTACCCTTATCAAGTCATTAAGCCTAGCACAAATAAGAAGTTAGGTAAGTGGGTTAGTAAGGGTAGGCATACAGGCAGACGCATTTATACTGTTACACTAGAAGAGAGGGCAACCTGTCCTAAATCCTGTGTCCATTGGTACGATTGTTATGGTAACACAATGCCATTTGCACACAGACTGCAGTATGATAGCCACCTTATAAAGAGAATGGATAAGGAACTAGCCTATCTTAATACAAAACCTTATGGAATATTAATCAGACTCCATGTCTTAGGGGATTTCCCTGACATAAAATATGTTGAGCAATGGGTCAAATGGCTTGACAAATATCCTAACATAGCCTGTTATGGGTATACCGCTCATTCACCTAAAGAATCTATCGGCGATAGAATTGCACAGATGAATAGAGATAATTGGGATAGGTGGTCAGTAAGATTTTCTAACTATCCTCGATATAAACTATCTGCTAATTCAGATAAGATATCTAAGAATGGTATCATTTGTCCAGAACAAGCAGGTCAAACAAGTAGCTGTGGTAGCTGTGGATTATGTTGGAATAAAACGGCAAAGCCAATACTATTTATGACACACAGTTATGACTTACGGAAAGGTAAGAGCAATGCAAATATTAAGCAATAACATGATAGATAGACCAATCAAAAATGCTATTAAGGATGCAGTTGGTAACGGCTTTTTCTATTGTGGTTTTATAAAGAAGAAGACAGGCACATTTAGAGAGGGTATCTTTAGGTTTGATGTCAAACAATACAAGTCTATTGTTGATGGTGAGATAAAAACTATCGGCGATAGAATGGCTACGATAGCAGTCAATGATTTAGGTATGTGTTGTAAAGAATTTTATAACAAGAAGTATCTAAAATATCAGCAGAAGCCTCATGACTTTACATCTATCAGATACGATAGTATAAAGTTACTTAAGTTTGGTGGCAGTATGTATGAAGTAGGATACCTAGAAGAGCCTAAACATTTTAGGTTATTCTCTTTAAACAAAATACCATCAGAGATAGGCGACACAGCTAAACTATTATACCATGCAGGACAATTTGATTTCAGCATAGGTGATTTACCGAAAGGAGTTAAACATGGGTAGATATTATAGTGGTGACATAGAAGGTAAGTTTTGGTTTGCAATACAATCAAGTGGAGACCCCGCATTTTTTGGGTTGGATACTATTGAGCCTGAAGTTACAACCTACTATGGCAATAAAGAGGACCATCTTGAGGCAGTTCAACACGCTGTTGATGACTGCTGTACTAAACTAAATACAACAAGAGAAAACTTCTTAAAGTTTAAAGAAGAGAATGAGTATATCAAGGTTGAAAAAATGATTGAAGAAAAAGTCATAAAAGATATAGGTGTTAAAGATACTCAAGAATGGTTAGCAAGGCTAGACTTAGGAATAAAAATTGAGAAGTGTATAGAAGATAATGGTGAATGTGAATTTGATGCGGAGCATTAATTGAAAAATTCTGACTATACATATTTAAATATTCAGGAAGGGGGTAGTCTAAGAATGGACTGCCCTCTTTGTTTAAATAGAAATACTTTATCTATAAGAAAACTTAATGGTAAATTAATGTGGAATTGTTTTCATGTATCTTGTGAACATAAGGGTAGAGATAATCAGGGATATACTGCAGAAGAAATGCGATATGTGTTTAATAAAAAAGATACAGGTGAGTCTAAACCTTTTGAAATACCTAAGTCTTTTGTATCTGTATATCCTAATCCAAATGCTATGAAGTATTTATCAGCATACAATGTCAGTCCTTACGAGTGCGGTGCTAGGATTGTTTATGATGTTAAACAAGATAGAGTTGTATTTCTTATAGACATTGATGGTATAGTTTATGGTGCAGTAGGTAGGTCATTGTCTAATAAAAATCCAAGATGGTTTAAATATAATACTTGTAAGTTTCCCTTTGTTGTAGGTAACATAACAGACACAGCAGTTATAGTAGAGGATTGTGTATCTGCTTGTAGTGTATCGGCGATACATACAGGCGTTGCAATCATGGGTACTACACTTACTGATGACCATGCTAATTTTATTAGGAGTAAGTTTAAGAAAGTATTTATATGCCTAGACCCAGATGCAAATGGGAAGACCTTTGACATACAAAAAAAGCTAGGCTATAGTATTGACACTAGGATAATACTCATACCCAAAGATTTAAAATATTTAACAACAGAAAAGATAAAGGAGTTGCTAATCTAATGGCTACAAAAAGTGAACTTGAGATAGAAAAGTGGAGAAAAGAAGCAAGAGAATTTAAAAAAATAATAAAGGAACTTACTAAGGATATAGCAGAGAAAGAATTGTTTATACAATTTTTACAGGGAAGGGTTGAGGATAAGAATGAGCAATTATTTCACTATAGAACAGGACATCTTAATATGTCAGTTGATGATTTTATTAAGGATAAGAATATGTTAGCAGACAAGAAATCTAAGATGATACAAAAAGAAAGAGAGGATAAAAAAGATGGGGTGGTATAGTAAGATACATTTCAAAGGTGAGGTAGCTGTGGCAGGTTTCCCTACACACATAGAACTAACATCAGATTACGGGGTGATATACAATGAAAAAACTAGAAGTGATTTTGAGCATTGGGGTTATCATCTTACATTTCATAATAAAAAATTAGAAGAGTACGATGTGTTATGGGAAGAAGGTAAGATGACTAGAGATGAAATTCATTCTATCGCCGATAGTCCTGATAAAGATAGCCATAAAGTAAAACCAGAATTTACAGTACCTTATATATCTCAGACAGGATATCATTCACACTTCTTTAACTACCATATAAGACCATTTAAGATTTCTAAAGAAGAGACTGCTGAATTAATTAAGGGAGTTATAACTGCTAAGTTAGGTAGGAATGTAGAATTATTAAGTAAGGATACTAAGCCTGTAGAAATACTATCCGAACTACCTGATAAACCCTATGAAAAAAAGGAGATGAGTAATGGGTAATCCATTTAAACCACAGAAGATAGTCGCTACTATAGAGATAGAGTATAGACTAAATGTTAGAGCAAATGTATCAGACGTGGATGCCTTTGTTAAAAGTAAAGTAAACAATTTATTTATAGAAGACCTTGTAAGTATGCAAGAATTTAATCAAGACGTTCATGAATTTATGCAGAGTAAGGTAGCACGAATTAGAGTGGAGGATGATATAGATGACTAATGAAGAAGCAATAAATATTTTAAAATTAAGTGAGAGATTTGATAATGTTGTAAAAAGATTTGAGAGGTTAGTAGAAAAAGATGAACGATTTAATGGCACTAAAGATAATAAAACTATGTTTAAAAAGGGAATTTTATCTCCAATACAAAAGCAAAATAAATAGAAGTAGCTTATCAAATTTAACGGATGTGTTTGAAGTAGTTGGTAAAACATTTCATGACCTACCTGACTGCAAAGAAATACTACATGATGATTTATATTTAAACTATCTTAGCTATCACCCTACATTAACACAGTCTAATAGAGATAAGGCTATGGGTGTTATAAAAGATTTAGATAAGATAGAAATAAATAAAGACAATGTTGTACATACCATACAACAAATGCACAAATCACAAACTGCTCACGAAGCTGCACAGAAATTGTTGCAGATATATGAAGGCACTAGTGATGAAGAACTGTCTGCTGTCTCTAAGCTTTTACACAAAGAAGAATCTATCGCCGATACAATAAAAGAAGTTACAAAAGATTTGTATGAACTTATGAAGGAGATGGACTACACAAAACTCTTTCAATTTAATACACCTAGTTTATTAGGTACTCATGTTAAGGGTATTGGTAAAGGACACTTCGCAATTATATTTGCTAGACCAGAATCAGGTAAGACATCCTTTTGGGTGAACATGGTAGGGGGTGCTAATGGCTTTGCACATCAAGAAAAAGTCAATCATATCGCCATTTTTTGCAATGAAGAACAGCCTAGTCGTAATGTTTATAGGCTGATACAATCATGTGCGGACATGACAAGAGAGCATATAGATGAGAACCCGGAAAGAGCAAACACAGAATGGAAAAAGATAAGAGATAAAATTCATGTGTATGATTGTAAGGATTTTAATATTGAGGGTATAGATTCTTATTGCGAAGAACATAAACCTGACATAGTAATCATAGACCAACTAGATAAAGTAGAACTTGTAAATAAGTTTGATAGTGGTCATGAAAAATTGCGAGAGTTATATAAATTAACTAGAGACATAGCTAGTAGAAGGGATGTATGTATGTTTGGAATATGCCAAGCGAGTAGTGATGCTCATGATAAAAATCACATAAGCTTTAACAACATGGAGGGTAGTAAGACAGGTAAGGCGGCAGAGGCTGATTTAATTATAGGTATAGGTAAGAAGGATGATTGGGAAGGTGATGAGGATTTTACTAGAACATTGTGTATTAGTAAAAATAAATTAACAGGTTGGCATGGTATTATTCCTTGTAAGATTATGCCTAGCAAAGCGAGGTATGTGGATTAATGAAAAAACAAAATAAAAAAACTTGGGTCGACGAGCATATTATTTTTGAAATAGAGGGTCTTACTAAAAAACAAAACAAAGAACTAAGAGATAAGATTTTAAAAAAGGTAGCGGACAAATTTGTAAAAGAGGATGTAAAGAAAAATGAAAGAGGGGTATAGAGAAAGTTGGATGAGTAAACTATCCATTGAAGAATTAAAAGAAGTAACACAGAATATTAATGATGAGATAGAGAGGCGGACTATCCAACGCATTATCCATGTAAAAGAAGGGCTAAATAAAAATGATTAGTGTATTAGATATAGAAACAACATTTACAAAAGATGGAGACAACTCTCCATATAATGATGAAAACAAATTAGTTAGTGTGGGGGTGAACGATGAATATTTCTTTTTTCATCATGATGATTACAATGGTGATATTAAATCAAATCGTGACAAGCTACAGCATATTTTAGATGAGACAACTTTAATGGTAGGGCATAACTTAAAGTTTGATTTGTCTTGGTTATTAGAATGTGAATTTAAATATGAGGGTAAGTTATGGGATACTATGATTGCCGAGTCAGTCTTACTTAAAGGAGAAAGAAAACCACTTAGTCTTGCAGAATGTTGCAGAAGAAGGCAGATAGGAATTAAGTATGCTACACTTTCAAATGCTATAGATTCTGGGATAGGCATGGATAAAATACCCTTGCCTGATTTAGAAATGTATGGGCGTAATGATGTTACTATAACAAAAGATTTATATCTACAACAAGATTTAGATTATAAAAGAGAAGGTAACAAAATTCTTATACCTACCTTAGAGATGATGTGTGAGTTCTTAATTACATTAGTGGAGATAGAAAGGAATGGTATATATGTAAATCCTGACACACTAGGTGAGCTAAAAAAAATATTAGATGCGGAGTATAGCTCTATCAAAAAAAAGATTGAGATAACTGTTCAAGAGATGATGGGAGACACGCCTTATAATATTGGTAGTACCGAGCAGTTATCTAAAATCATCTACTCGAAAGAGATTATAGATAAAAAGGATTGGAATATAACATTTGGATTAGGTACAGATGAGGAAGGGATAAAAAGAATTCCTCCAAAATATCCTGCCAATACTTTTAGAGATTTAGTAGAGGCTAAGACAAGGCCTGTACAATATACTATTGGTACAAAATGTAATGTTTGTAAGGGGGTAGGTGCTTATAGAAAAATTAAAAAAGATAAAACACCCTTTCTTAATATTACTAAGTGTAAGGACTGTAGTGGACATGGCGTAATACTAACTGCCTCATCTAGAATTGCAGGGTTCAACATACCTATTAAAACTCAACTAGATATTAATGCCAATGGTGGAGTTGTTGGTGAGGCTAAGCTTCAATATATCGCCGATAAAAATCCGGGAAGGGCAAGAGAATTTTTACTTGACCTTATAAGATATAGACAGGTAACCAAATATCTATCTACTTTTGTTGAGGGTATGAAGAGTCATGTTTATGAAAATAATATACTACATCCTAAATTTAGTCAGACCAATGTAGTTACAGGTAGACTATCTTGCTCAGACCCTAACTTCCAA